GCGAGTTCAGCCTGGGCATGGCGCTAGGAATTGGCGGACGGCTGGATGCGATAACCGAGCCCGCGGACCGTCTCGATCATGGCCACACCCATCTTCTTCCGCAGACGCCCGACAAACACCTCGATCGTGTTGGAATCGCGGTCGAAATCCTGATCGTACATGTGCTCGACCAGTTCGGTGCGCGACACGACCTGCCCCATGTGATGCATCAGATAGGAAAGCAGCCGGAACTCGTGCGAGGTGAGCTTCAGGGTCGAGCCATTCACAGTGACCTTGGAACTCTTGGTGTCGAGGCGCACGGGGCCGCAACTGATCTCGGACGTCGCATGGCCTGCGGCGCGGCGGATCAGCGCCCTGAGCCGTGCCTGCACTTCCTCCATGTGGAAGGGCTTGGTGACATAGTCGTCGGCGCCGGCATCGATGCCCGCAACCTTGTCGCTCCAGCGGTCGCGGGCGGTGAGGATCAGCACCGGCATTTTCTTGCCGGCCTCGCGCCACTTCTCAAGAACGGTAATGCCATCCATTTCCGGAAGGCCGATGTCGAGAACCACGGCATCGTAGGGTTCGCATTCGCCGAGATAGTGCCCTTCCTCGCCATCGAACGCCTGGTCGACGACATAGCCGGCTTCCCTGAGCGTATCCGTCAACTGACGATTCAGGTTTTGGTCATCCTCAACGACGAGTATCCGCATGCTGCTGCCCTGATTTCCTTATCTGCTTGCCCGTATGATGGATTTCTATCAGAAATCCATGGGAATACGCATACGGACTTTTTTCGGCCTGCCCTTGGCATTGGTGACCAGTATGGTCAGCACGCAGACCGGTCGTCCGCTACGCGCCGGGTGTGCGGACAGAAGTTCGCCGCCAGTCATCGCAAGCGCCTGCGCGATTGCACGCCCGCAGCCGTTACGGGCCTGCGCCATCAGAATCTCCGGCCCGTGGTTTTGGGGCAGAGCTCCCCTGTCCGCCGGCGGGGTCGCCAGCAGACCGACAGCAAGCAGCGATGTCGTTATCAAAGATGCCATTACTCTAACATACCCCGTGGGAGCCGTAACTTGCCGTCATAAGTAGCGAACCAACAATGAATGGCATATGAATGTCAGACAGGCCAAGATGCAACGGCCTAGAATTCGTCAGACGACTTTCTTTTCAGCGCTGAGGCGCCCGTAGAGCGCGACGAGGCCGCCGATCGCTCCGGAAATAGCCACCAGACTGTCGGCAAGCGCAGTCTGGCCATCCGTGTCGAGATCGATGCCACCCGCCTGAAGCAACCCGGCAAAAATGGCGACCAGCGCACCCCAGACCGTCTTCGACTGATACCACTTTTTGATGTCCTGCATGGGATTTTCCTTTCCTTGCTATGATTGATGAACAGCCGCGACCATGAGGTCGCGGCTAAAGACCTGACTGTCCACAGGCGCTAGAGAACGACCGTTGTCTGCGCCGCGATCCCCAATGCCACGCGGGACCCCTTCTGCCGGACCCGGAACGAGATCTCGTTCTGGCTCGCGCCGAAATCGGCGCTCTGCATGGCGTCGGTGTAAACAAAGGCCGGGCCGGAGACAGACGCTGTGCAGACCACCGCCGCGCCATCGAGAATCTGCAGGCGATAGGCCTCGACATCTTCATCGAGCGGCACGTCGTCGCCCTCCCAGCCATCCGCGTCGATGCGGCTGCGCCTGACCCAGCTCAGAACGATGTCGTCCGTGGTGGTCCGCACGGCCCGCAGATGCACCGGCGCCAGCGGCGTCTCGGCTCGGATCCGACCGGCAAACGACCTCGGCCCGGCGCGGCCACCGCCCTGGCCAAAACTCTCGGCGATCCAGTTGAGTGACAGCCCGGCCTCAGCCGGGTCCAGACCAAGGCTCTTGACGGCGTTGTCGAGCACGACGGCGAAGGCATCGACCGCAGCCCCGGCCGCCATAGCGTCTTCGGTGCCGCCAAGTCCACGCAACAGCCCGGTCAGGCGCCAGACATCGGCAGATACTTCCTCGGCCCGGCTGAAGCCGACGATCTCCCATTCGCCGCTCTGCGCCTGGATCGCGATGCAGTTGGCGCCGTTGAGCATCGCCAGCGTCGAGACGGAGGACAATCCGCCATGGATCATCCGGACGCTGATGTCATTGTGCCAGTCGATGGCTGCCGTCGGCCCGGCCGCAAGTGCGGCCTGAAGCCGCCCGATCCGCGCCGGGCTTGTGATGACGGCGCGTCGCTCGTAGTTCTCGCTCTCCGGCGACGACGACAGCGCAACGCGTCGCCAGGGCTTGGAGGCCACCGCCGCGACCGAAAAGCTGCCGGCCTGACCCTCCCGGTAGCGGGCGAGATCCATCAGCGCGATCACCGGCGCAAAGCCGCGAGCAGCATTGCGACCGACATTCCTGCGCCGCCGCCTGCCGAAATCGCCGGCGCTGTCGCCGGATCCGGTCTCGCGCGCCTCGATACGCCTGACCGCGCCATCCTCGATCCTGATGATCTGGAAGCGGCCGCCCGGTCCCTCGGCAAGCGAGATCAAGTCTCCAGGCTCATGCGCGATGTCGGCCGGCGACAGCGAAAACGAGACCTGCCGGCGCGACAGTCGATGGTCGCGCAACAGGCCTTCGACCGCATGGCCGGCTTCCTCCTCGCCCAGAACGGCTGGCAGGGACAGGCGCAGCACCCGGTCATCAGCAATCTGCAGCCGCCGCGAGCGCGCGCTTGCTTCCTCGTATTCGTTGGTCTCGGACTGGAAATCGAGAATTGCCTCGCCGGCGAAATCGCCATCCTGGCCAATCGTCTCGCTCCAGCGGCTGTCATCGTCGAGATCGGCGAAAACCGCGATCTCGGTTGCCGGGGCCGAGACCCTGCCGCGCGACTGGAACCGCAAGGTGCCATTGTCATCGATCGCATCCAGCCGCATGGCCGAGATCAGCGGATCCAGCAGATCACGGGCCGAAGCCTGCCTGCCCATTACATAGCCCTTGAGATCGCCGGACACGCCGGAGACATCGTAGGCATCGATGCCGTTGTCCTCAAGAATCGCCGCGATGATGCTCGACAGCGTGCCAGCGCCCAGCCGGCCATTCAGCCAATGGCCGGTTTGCCAGTTGTCGCCATCCGCATAGAGATCGGTGTTTTCCGGAAAGGCAGGCCAGGCACGCGCATCCCATGTCCAGACGAACATATGCGCCGGATCGACCATGCCGGCCGGGGCCAAATCGCTGGACCACCATTCGTGATGGGCATCGAGGAAGCGCCGTTGCATCCCGTCCGAACGGAGGCTGCTGGAGAAATAGGGGCGCGCCGATTCCGCCGATTTCGGATCGATGAACACATTCGGCTGGTTGGCGCCGCGATGGATCGCCGGGCAACCAAGTTCGGTAAACCAGATGGGTTTCGTCTCGGCCATCCAATCGGTCGGTGACGTTGCCTCCGCCCCGCCGGTTCGATCAAAGTGGCGATGGCGCCACCAGCCCTCGATGTCCTTGTAGCGGTAGACCCACGGTTTGCCGGCGAGGCCGTCGGTGATCGACGCGCGGGTGCGGGCGAGACGCGCCGCGTGCGTGGTGTAGTACCAGTCGTATCCCTCACCCGAAGCGATGGCCATCTTCATCGCAGCCTTGTCGTCGGCCAGGATAGCACCATCGGGATGGACTGATGTGAAATCGTCGTCGCGGAAGTCGGCCAGCGGCATGTAGTTGTCGATGCCGACCGCGTCGATCGCATTCGAGGCCCAGAGCGGGTCGAGATGGAAGAACACGTCGCCCGTGCCATCATCGGGGTGATAGCCGAAATATTCGCTCCAGTCGGCGCCGTAGGTCAGCTTGGTGCCGGCGCCGAGGATTGCCCTGACATCGCCGGCGAGCGTGACGAGTTTCGTCACAGAAGGAAAGCTACCCGCACCGTTGCGCACCTGTGTCAGGCCGCGCAACTCCGAGCCGATGATGAAGCCGTCCACCCCGCCGGCAGCGTCGGCCAGCAACGCGTAGTGCAGGATCATCCGCCGATAGCCCTCGTCGCTGCCGGCATGATCGATGCGCGTGCCAACAACATCGAAATCGCCGATGTCGGCGCTGCCGAAGAAGGCATTCACCTGGATCTGTGCATCGGCTGTCTGGTCGGCGCTTGCCGGCCGGCCGGCAGCCGGATGGCAGGTGATGCGACCGCGCCAGGGATAGGTCGCCTGCGCGTCGGCACCGTAGGGGTCCGGCAGAGCGTTGTCGCCCGGAATATCCATCATGATGAAGGGATAGAGATAGACCGCGAGGCCGCGCGCCTTGAGATCCTGGATGGCAGCGACGACATCGGCATCGTTGGGCGTGCCGCCATAGGCCGGGCCGCCGTCCACATGCGAGATCTGATGGGCGCTTTCCCGTGTCAGCCCCGAAACCCGCCAGCCCACGCTTTCCTCGTTGCGATGATCGGTCTCGACGCCGGGAACGATCCGGCAATGGCCGGCCCTGAGATCGGTGCCGAACCAGGAGACCACCAGCGCCACCCGCTCAAGGTTGGGGCAGACCATCAGCAGTTCATCGATCGAGGCTTCCCAATCCGTCGCCTTGTAAAGCTGGTTGCGGTTGATGATCCGCGCCGAGGCGTCGCCGGTGCGTTCGGTGACGGCCACAGGACTGTAGCCATGCTCGGTGGCACCGGGGATCAGGGTGATGGCCTTGATGCGCCGCTCAAGATCGCCGACGATGCGGATCACCTCGAATTGCAGCACCGGAATGCGGTTGCCGAACACGTCGAGCGGCAGGCGTTCGAACACCACATAGGCCAGGCCGCGATAGGCTGGCGCATTGCCCGCCCCCTGCTTGGCTTCGATCAGCGGATCGGCATCCTGGCCTTCCGTTCCGCGATAGAGCCGCATCTCGATGCCGGTGAGATCGAGTTCGCGGCCATCCGCCCACACTCGCCTGATGCCGGCAATCGGCCCTTCGCAGAGACCGATGGCGAAATTGCCGTAATAGCTGAAGGTCTCGACCCGCGGCCCTGTCGCCTTGGAGCCCGAGCGCTCGGTGGTCACCTCTTCCTCGAAGCGCGTCGCCCAGATCAGGGTGCCGCCGATCCGCACCGTGCCATAGACGCGGTTGATCGCCGTGCCCTCCTCGGCGCCCGGAATGCGGGCGGTCGCCAGCGGCGTGCCCTCGATGGTGGTGAGACCCGAGATCAGGCTGCGGTCGATGAGATTGCCGGCGAGCGCGCCGGCCGCGCGGCCGAGGATGGCGCCAACCGGGCCGAACAGGCCGCCGAGCGTCGCGCCCGCCGCCTGCAGGAGAAGAGTTGCCATGGGGATCAGCTCACAAGGTTTTGAGTGCTACTCTGGGATAGGCGGAAAGTGGAACACGCCGGCGATGCGCTTTTGCCAGCTGGGAACCAGCGCCGATTCGATCACTCCGGCCTGCTCATAGGCATGGATGAAGCGGTCCGCAGAGCTCAGGATGCCGACATGTTTGGCGGCATAGAGCGCCCGCCAGCGAAACAGGATCAGGTCGCTCGGCCGCATGTCCCGGTGCGGGACCTGGGCTCCACAATGCCGTTCGGCGGCTTCAAGCAAGCGTTCCTCGCCGGAACGTTCCGCCCAGTCCATGCCATAGGGGCCGGGCAGTTCGGGCTCGATGCCATAGAGTTCGCGCCAGACGCCGCGGATCAGGCCGAGACAATCGCAGCCCACCCCCTTCAGCGTGCCCTGATGCCGGTAGGGGGTGCCGATCCAGCCGCGGGCGATGGCGATCTGCGTTGCCTCACTCATAGAGCGGCCCGCCATCATGCTCGGTGTCGCCATCGGCGTAGGAATAGGTGAAATCCGCCCCCGGCACATGCGGAAAGCCGCGGAAATTTGATCCATTGGCGAACTTCGCCTTGCAGGTGGCAAAGCTCTTGTCGCAGCCGGCAACGATCGTGAACGTATCGCCCGGCGAGGGTCTTGCCGGAAGTGGTAGCCAGAAGATCAGCGTCACCGAACCATCGGACCTGACATGGTTTTCGATATCGGTGGAGATGCCGTCATTGACGCCCGAGGTGAAGGTCAGCAGCCCATAGCGGAAAGTGCCGCCGGCATGTGCCTCAAGGCCCGAAACCGACGCGCGTGTCGCGTCGGGCGCCGACAGGATCGCGCCGAAAAGTGTGAAGGCAGCAGCGTTCTTGCCGCAGCGGCTGTCGCCAAAGGCTGCGTCGCATCGCCTTGCATAGATCCGCCCGCGGGTCTGGGACAACCTGTGCGCCAGCCCCCGCAGCTCGGCGCGAAAATGGCTTGATGTGCGGGTGATCTCGCCGATTTCCAGCACTTTCAACCTGATGTGCTGGCTCGGCTGGGCCCAGTTGACGAGATAGAGCTCGACGCGCGCGCCGTCATATTTGCCGGCGGCAATATCCGTCTCGCTGATGACATCGGAGGTCAATGCGCCCGCCACATCGCTCGAAGGTGCCGACAGACCGTTGGCATCGTCGCAATCGCTGGCCTGATAGCCGCTTGCAGCGAGAAAGGTCGTCGAGCCAAATGCGAGATCATGGTCGTGATCGGTAAATCCGAGCACGGTGCCGTCGCGGCGAATGAGTTTCCACGCATGGCAGGTCGTCGTCGCATCCCCTGCGAGATGCGCCTTGAGGTCTTCGCCGATTGTTTTCATGGGCGTATCTCGATCAGCGGGATGGAGGGAATTCGGCCGGCCTTGAAGGCGCTGAGATCGATTTCCATCCGGTCGACATCGAACCGCACCGGCACGTCGAAGCGGTATCCGGCGCGGATGATGGCACCATTGGCAGGAGTGGCGGCCGGCCTGAAGGTGA